TCTGACCCTCTTCGATGTAATATTTAAGATGTGTGCCAATACCTAAAAAGTCAGATCCATCTAAAGCTACCCAGTTATGCAACCGTCTAGCAGATCCTTCATAAGTATTAGATGTGACTTTTTCCCAACCACCAAATTTTTCTGGAAAACCAAATCTAAATCTTACTTTATCACCATCAACAAAACCACCTTCATTACTATATGATGTGATGTCAGATATTATTCCGGGCCTGAATTTTAAAGCTGTCATCGGCATTAGAACGCACTCACTGATTTAGTTCCCGTATAAGCGTCTTCATTAACGCTACCACTTCCATCATTAATATCTTTTAAAGCAAAAGGTCTACTACTACCATCATTACCAGATATTGTACCAGTTAAACTAAAAGAACTATCTGTTGAATCTCTATCGACTTGATTGGTTGCGCCAGCAGAAACTGTTGCATTAAAGGGGTCACTACCAGATAACACACACGATATTGCTAAATTATTTGTAAATATAAATCGTCTGCCTGCCGTTGGTCCTGTAACACTTACGTTTCTAATTTGGTTAAAAGCTCCACGACCACCTATAATTGCAACCACTGCTTTACCTGTGGCAGAGTCTATAAATATTTCAATATCAAAACTACCTGAATTGCCATTATTCACACCAACTAAAGCACCATTCCATTTCATAAAACGATATGTACTACCTGCATGAGAATGAGTTGTATTTGTACTTGGTCGTTTTGAAGTACCACCGTCAAATGTACTTGTGCCTCCAGTTCCGCCCGGTGAGGATGGACCAGAAATACGACCACTTATTCGTGTGCCATCTTCCACAAAAGCATGAGTAAAAGACATACCAAAATCAGATCTATTTACATTTGTAAGTCCTACACCTCCAAAATTAGTGGTAGTGCTTGTGTTATAATAAGTTTCATTTACAAGCATGCCAGTAGCACTGCCAGTGTTTGGCTTTGTTACTGTTGTGTTTCCATCTCCAAAAGAAACACCACCACCAGTACCAAAACTATTACCCGGATCAGGTCTAACATCATTAACTAATAATGTGTCAAACTCATAAGTATCTGTTTGAACTGTAACTGTGGAATTATCGGCTTCGCTAATTGTAGTATTACTGCTTCCACTAGATGTAAATGTTTTTAATGTAGACTGTACATTGCCACTACCTTTTAATTCTAGTGTTGTGCTAGAGTTATTTGTAATAGGTGATCCACTAGAATTAGTTATATTGTTGCCATTTGTATCAAGTATTATTTTTTTATGTGCAGAATTATTATCTAAACTTAAATTACCACTTATATTATCAGACAATCTAAAAAATTGTATTGGAAGTTTAGTCCTATCACCAGCTTTAGTATTTAAACTACCACTTGAGTCTACTTCGGTAAATCCTACGTTTGATATTAATGGTATTGCCATGTATCACCTAAAATTTTATTGATTCTACAAAAGTAAAAATAGTTCCGTTTTGATTTATTGCTATTGCAAAAGATGCCGAACTACCAAGACTGACACCTTGTGAGTTAGATGGATAACTAATTGTTAATGTATTAGATGAACTTATTTTATCTACAATTATGTATTGACCTATTGCCAAACTACCTATCGCTAAAGTCAAGGCTACGTTGTTACTAGATGTATCCACTTTCTGGTAATGTGATTGTGCTACACTTGGTGTTAATGTGTGCGTAGCTGCTGTTATAGCACTTGGCACTGTTACAAGATTAGCATTAAAGTATGTAGAAAACGTAGCGGCAGTGGTCTGTCTCATTGTGCCACCATCGTTGGTTACGATACCATCTCCATCTGCAACTGCTGTTGTTCCGGGTGACACGCTACCATCTGTTGCATCATTAATCTCTACTACTGTAGAATTTAATTTTGAGCCACCAAAAGAAATACCATCAAGTAAATCAGTAACTTTTGCTCCAGATCCTGCGCCATCTGCAAAAATAAGACTTTTAGATCCATTTGGGATAGACACATTACCACCAGATCCTTGTGTGAATATTACTGTTTGACCAGAATTATTATGTACAAAATACATTTTATCTTGATCGTTAGGAGATATAGTTATTGTGTTTGTGCCGGATGGAGATCCACCTAAAACTAAAACTTTATTACCGCCTTCTGATAATGTACCATCACTAGTTGTTAATGTGTGACTTGTGCCAGATAATGTGATAGCACCCACACCATTTATGGCTCTGTCTATAATATCTAAGTTGTTGTTTGTAGTGTTACCCCAAGTACCAGCTTGTTCACCAGCACCTATTTTTTCAACTCCTAGATTTGATGTATATGTACTTGCCATGTTTACCTCACTATTTCTGTATATGTCTCTGCGCCACTAGGCGTGATTTCTGTCCATGTTTCTGTGCCACTCGGAGTTATTTCTGTAAAAGTTTCTTCTGTTGCTCCTGCATTTACCTCTATAAACAGTATATCTCCAGATGATGTTTTTGTAAAATTCAAATCTTGAGATGATATACCTCCAAGCACAGTGATACCATTTGCTGTCTGTGTAAACGCACTACTCATGGTTATATCAGTAAAGTTTACTATCTTAATATCTTCAGTAGTTTGTATAAAACTAGAGATAACTTCTGCGTTTACACCACCAGTTATAAATATACCTGCTGTTGTTTGTGTAAAGTTACCATCGATAGATGAAATGCCAACAAGTATTCCAGATCCTATGCTAGAGCTTGAAGCAAGAGCGTTCATCTCTGCTGTTGCTACTTGTAATACGCCACCTACATCAGCAAGAGCAGTTTCTGCTATGGCAGCGTGACCTAACATTAATCAGCATCCTCTATCTTGTTGCCTTCCTTGACCCATTCTTGGATTGCTTGGTAGTGTCTGTTAGCAGGGTCTATTGGCACTGCTGAGTTTTTTCCGTCTATAATACAAGTAATACATATAATTTTATCTTTATCTTTATAATATTTTGGGTTAGATATTTTCATTTTAAAGCTCCGCATCAAAGTCTAATGTTGCTACAGTAGAACCAGTATGAACCTGTAGAATATCACCAGTTGAATGACTTCCAGCACTTCTAGTAATTATGACATCACTTAAATCATTTGTCCCAGCAGTGGCAATAGCATCTGTATCTGTTCCTTCTAAATCAAGATTAGTCTCTGCAGCAGTTGGTGCTTGTCTCATTTCTGGAGTATGATAAATAACAAATCTTGCTCTTGATGTTGTGTCTGCATAAGCAGCAGTGCTTATTCTTGTATTGTTTCCTACTTCTAATCTTTTAAAATATCTTTCACACAAATCTAGTTCTTCTCCAAATGATCTATGCTCAAATGGTGTGGCTTGTGAGCCTACTTCCATTTGCCAACCAGTGACAAAAAATGTTCTATCTGTGCTATCAAAAAAAGATGTTTGATTATCTCCAACTCTTTGATTATTTGTTCCGTGCCAAGTGTTTGATGTATGTGTTCCACCAGTATAAGTAGAACCACCATGTAACCAAATATTACATTTTAAACTTAAAGCATTATCATTGTCTAAAGCACCACTTGTATCACCATCAAAAGTCATGCTTACTCTGTTCCACGATGTTGTAACAGAAAACTCTTGAGAGTTAGACCTACTATTATCATTGTCTCTTAGCTCTAAAGTGTATGTTGCATTTGCATTACCTTTTACATAAAACGAAACAGTTACTTTTTCTGCATCAGATGTGCCTTTTTTTAATTGTTGCAAGTCTTGTCCTTCAAATCTTTGACCTAACATTAAAAACTCATCTGCTGCTACGGAAGTGTCTGCTGTTGTACAAGCTAATTTTATAGCTTTAGTAAAGCCGCTTAAATCTGATATAGTTTCTTGGGTCATGGTTAAACGACCTGCTGTATTTCCTGCCTCAAATATAAACCTATCTACAGTTGGATAAACACCATTACTAGCGCCAACTCCAGTAGAACTTGTTCCTCTCTGTGCCACTTGCATTGCACCATTGATAATAATATTCCTTCGCCCACCAATCTGACTATTGGTTAGGACTTCACCCATCTTTGCTAATTCTGCTGCTTTGGTCATTTTATGTATTTTTTCCCATCAGTAATTGCTTTGTCTACTGCTGTCATATCTTCAGTAGTCCAATAATCTTGAGCTTTCATAATCTCTAAATGCTCTACATTTCTTTTTGCACATTCCTTTTTTTCTTCTGTTGAATAAAGTTCTCTTGCAGTTCCAGAAATTAATCCATTAATAAGAGCTACACTATGACCCATAACTGTATAATTATGTGCTATTTCCTCTTTTGTAAGCTCTTCTTCCATCTTACTTTTCCTCTAATTTTTTTAATCTTGCTTCTAGTGCATCGTTTTTTGCCGATAATTCTTTTACTGCATTAACTAAATACCAAACCATATTATCTGGGTTTACCGAAAGACAACCTGTGGTTTCTTCATTTACCATATCAGGTAATACAGTTTGAAGTTCTTGTGCTATAACACCTAGTTGAACACCCTCTTTATTTATAGCAGCATGAGTTGGAAGTTCAGTTATTTCATCTTCTTTACGATATTCAAAGTTTTTAACTTCGACTTGATTGATAGCATCTAGTCCTACTTTATTATCAACAATATTCTTTTTGATTCTTCTATCAGAAGTTGTTGACCAACTTGATGAGTTATTACCTTGATAAACTGCACCATCATTAGGACTTATAAAACCAGTATTAGAACCTTTACCAACTGCGTGTACACCCATCACAATACTGTAATTATTATCTGCTGCCGCAGTATCAGTTTCTCTGCCGATTAAAATATTTGCTGTTCCAGTTGTTAAACCAACACCACGCACCCCATCTCCAGTTTTAGCACCAATTCCTATATTTGAATCACTAATAGTCACATGAGGTAATGCTCTATAACCTATAGCAACACTTTCATCGGCTGTAGATAAATCATTTAAAGTTTGATAACCCACACCCACATTACTATGACCACTGGTGCAACCAAAAAAAGAACGATATCCAAGACCTATATTTGCACTACCAGTGCAAGTGGCATAAAATGATTGAGTACCAATTCCAATGCAATCATTAGCAGTTGTTAAACCCCTAAGACTTTGGTCACCCAAAGCGACATTTCTCACACCACTAGTAGCACTATATGCTGCTCTATATCCGATAGCTGTTTGTGCGCCATCTTGTGAGGCAGTACCTGCTTCATAACCAATAAGTGTATTACCACCTCCAGTGGTCAACGCATCTCCTGCTAAAGCACCAACTATGGTGTTTTGTGTTGCAGTTGTTATCTCTTGACCTGCACTTCTACCAATAGCAACATTGTAAGAATCTGTAGATGATGTAAAATTTTGATTAAGTAAAGCATCTCTTCCTATCGCGACACCATTCTGACCTCTAGTATCAGCAGACATAGCGCCTTTGCCAATAGCTACATTTGCAGAACCATCTGTCAAAGCATCTCCAGCCTGTGATCCTATTAAAGTGTTACCTGCCGCTGTTGTTGTTGATGTTCCTGCATTATAACCAATTGCTGTGTTATGAGAATCTGTTGCACTAGTAAAGTTTTGAGTTGCTAATGTTCCATAACCAACTGCTGTACTTTTACTTCCTTGTGTCTCAGTGCTTAATGCGCTAGCTCCTATAGCAGTATTTGTTGACCCTGTTGTGTTTGCATCAAAAGCAATGTAACCTATTGCTGTATTTAAAGTTCCAGATGTCAGAGCAGTAGCAGTCGCATGACCTATTGCAACATTACCTGAACCATCTGTAATACTGTCAAGAGCAGTATCACCGATTGCAACATTAAAATT